ATCTGAATGTTCTGAATAGCTATGGTGTCTATCTTACTTTCGAGCTTATCGATAGCCTTGTTTTGTTCTTCTTTCATAGCGGTCAGTTTAGTATTGAATTCTTCTTTGGTATCCTTGATAGATTCAGCAAGCATAGTAACCTCCCTTTTGTGGTATGATTCAACGGTCTTTAGTGATGTGCTAACCTTTACCACATCCCTTTTCAATGCGTAATACAAGCCAGTGAGTGATATTGCACCACCGACTATGGTCACTAAATCTCTTGGTTGAAAGTCCATTTTATAACAGTGTAAAATATATAGTAGAAAAAGCTATGGCTGTGATTCCAATTGTTAGTGCTGTGTTTGAAAATATTAACCGTCTGTTGCGTTGCTTCAGTTGCTTAATCTCATCGTCTTTCTCAGCATCCACAGCCTTTTCAATAGCCTGCTTATTGGCGTAGATAGCCTGCAATGTTTCATAACTATCTGCTTGAATGCCCGTTATCTTGGAGTAATAACCCACCTTTAGCTTTTCAAGTTGGTACAGACTGTCTATTTCCATAGCAGTACCATACCAGTACATCATGCTATTGTAGTTGAGATTGAAAAGTTGTAGATCGTAGGTTGTAAGTTCGGGTGTAAAATCCTGCTTTAAGTAGGCTGTCCGACTTTTTGAGCGTTGTGCGAAACTGCTTAGAGGCAGCAGCATTATCAGAATTAAGAATGTTGAAAGTTTCATTGCGATAGTATTGGTTGGTTATTTCTTGTTGCTGGATGATGGTGTCACCTTTGACGTTTAGTGAATCAATCTTCATGAATAGCGTATCTGTTTTTTGCGTGTTGCGCTCAATGACCTTGTATAGTGAATCATTGATGTTTTGCAAGCGGTCAATAGCCGGGTTAGGTTTGTCGCTGCATGACTTTACCCCCGTGATTATGGTAATCAAAATAATGGCTGCAACAGCTGCAACTATAACCGTGTTCCTTAGTTTGTTTTTTTCCATCGTGTAATATGTAAGTTCTTTGATAGTGGACGAATCTTGTAGTACACACCATCCCGTGTGCGGCTATCTCGCATGCCCTGCTCGTTGGTATTGCCTTCAATCGTACGCACTGAATACTTAGATACCCTATCAACTATTCCAGTGTGTCCTATGCCTTTAAAACGCTTACCCTTAAATGAGTTGTATGATAGGGTCATTACCAAAACATCCTTGTCGCTGAACGCTTGCAGGAACTTTCCATCTGTGAAGATTACATCGTTGCGATTGTACGCAGTAGGTGACCACCCCGTGATGGTGTTAGGTATGCCGCACTCGTTGAGCATTGCCATAACAAAGAATGAACACCATGCATAGCCGGGTTGCCATCCTTCTTGCTTCATGAGAATGAGCAGAGCCTTGTCATTAAAGCCCATGTTATTGCCGCCCTTCTCCTTTACACCCACAAATGCAGCAGAGGTTACCCTTACGCAGTAACCGTCATCAGCATGTATAAGATATACAGGTATGCAGCAAAGTAAAATGCATATAAGAGCAGGTATAAGACAACCTTTTGCCATGTGGTTAGATAGGTATTTATTTCATACTTGACTTCCTTGTTGTATATCTCCTTTTGCAATGCCCGAAAATTGAATCTGATGCCCAAAAAAACAACGAAATTGGCAAAGACCATAACAAGTGCAGCAAGTATAACAAATTGAATATACTCCGTACTTATTAGCGCATCACCAAAGTAGGCAACTGATACCGTACCCGATAATGCAAACACTAAAAAGGCAAGAGGTATCGACCAGAATCCATCAAATAGTTCAAGCTTGTAGCGTAGCTTCTTAAAGTCCACGCCTTCAGGCTTACTTGGTTGTGGGTTTGGCTGCTTCTTTGTTGCCATTGGCACGTAGTTTTAGTGAAAGCTCACGCTCATACTTGCGCAAGCGTTCGGTGTAGTCTTGTTTCAGTGTCTTCTTTTCACTCATGGTATGCGGTTAATGATGTTACGTGAGTAGGTAGGACGATAGGAAGTAGCAGTATTGCCCGTGCTGAACTGGTAGTTGAGCGTATTGGTCACATCAGTTCGTGGTGATCTATCAGGCCATGTAGCTGTTGAGTATTCAGGGAACAAACTTGAGTTTGCACATAGGTAATCAACGAGCAAAGTGGTGTAGTGTTCAGCATTCTGCCTTGCACGGTCTATCATATCCTTCATGACTAAATCCGATACGGGTACAGTGTCCTCTGATTGACGTTGCACCAGCGTGCCATTGTCCATACGATAGCAAAGGTTAGGCGTAACATCCACCATCACCCACCAAAGCAACATCTTTTGGATATAATCTTCAAGCAGTGTTTGGTAATCGCCACTAATCGTGTTGTTGGCTACATCGTTCTTAATCTTATTGAGCAAGTCAGTTCCCAAAAATGGAAGCAGCCACTTATCCTGCGCAAGATATACCGATGGATAAAGTATGTTCGGGTCAACACTACCATTGACGGTGGTGTATTTCTTGATATAGTTCTCTGATATTAAAAGTACTTCTGCCATAGTTGTAATTATTGATTTGCAAATCTTGGATTATCAGGAAGGAAGCCTTCATAAGGCATGTTGCGTGGCTCTTGTGCTACCTTCGGATTGTTGCGCACTTTATACCCGGCTTTCTTCACACGCACATCCATCGCTTCTTTGATGTTTGGGTTTGTCAAGTCCAAACCAAAACCTTTTGCACTGGCAAAGGTCATCTTGCGCCACACGTGGCCACATGCCCCGCCGCCCTTCCAGAGCCAAATGCTGTATTTATCAGCCCCTCGAGGGCCCCAACCTTCATTGACTATTTGCTTGCCCATTTGCATAATATCTTCTTTGCGATATAGCTTATCGGCTGCAATCATCTTACGGCAAAACTCACGTGAATTAGCTTTAATCTCTCCGCTGTATTTGTAGCGTGTATAGAACTTTACATCGTCAATGGTTTCATCCTGTGATGACTTCGCATTAGGGCGTGCAGTTCCTGTGCTTGTAGTGCCGAAGTTGTGCGCTGCTAAACTTTCGTTGTCCGCATCGTCAGTATCATAGTCAACATCGTACTCATCAATCAATATCCAGTCTTCGTGTTGGTCTTCGCCTAATGCAATCAATGCATCTGCTACTTTGTTATCGTCAAAGTCCGCAGCAGCTACTTTTTTTTTTAACTCAACACTTGATTGAATGACTTCAGTTGGTTGCAGCGTGCCGGGTAACACATCGGCAAAGATTGCATCCACCGTTGCAGCAGGTAGTGTAGGGAATGCAGCTTGCACGATTGCCTTAGCACTTGACACTGGCACAGCACCCGCAGCACTTTGCATTACGATATCTACAAGCGATGTAATCTGCGCACCATTCAAGGCAGTAGCAGCAACATCCGCAGTAGTTCCACCTGCACCACCCGTCGTATCCGCAACAACTTCAGCCTGCTCAACTGCAAGTGGCGTGTTTGGTACAATCTCAAAGGTTACACCCGGCAATTGATTGCTAAGTAGTTCCTCGATGCTGTGATTAATCATAGCCTGATACGGCTCAATCACTTGCTTGTTGAATATCTCAAGACCCGTAGCCATCTCATCTTTGTTGCTACCAAATCCTGATGTTTCTCTGATACCGAAAAGCAGCGGAGTAGTAACACGGTGTGCTGTAATAATCTTTTGCTGTGCGGTAGTATCCATAAGTTGATACTGCTTGTCCGCATCGTTTACGGGGAATGGTGTAATCTCAGTCTTAGGTTGATCACGTTCATTAAAGAACATCACAACCTTTCCTGCATTACGTGCGCCACTCATCTTGTTTTCCCAATCCATCATCATCTGTTGCTTCTGTTCAGGCGTTGCTTGCCCGTTGTAGAAGTTGATGATAGTAGATGGGAAAAGACCGTTTGAAATTTGGTTGATATGGAAGATTGAAATCTGCTTATCTAACTCAATGTAGTTGATAGCAGACCAATAGTCAGGGCGTGGGTAAGAATCACTACCTGTGTACGTGAAGCACCAATAGATTTGGCGTGGTTCTTCAGTACGTGTAAGGTAGTTGTACTTGGGTATGAATTCGGGCGTGTTTTTTTTCTTACGAATGTTTGACCAATCGTAGCTGTGGAAGATACCTATTTCGCTTTCGTCCTCTTGACTGATTGCAATACGGCACTCTTCAAATGGTATAGCGTTTAGCTTGCTAATCACCGTGCGGTCGTTACTCCAAATCACTTCAATAAAGAAACCGCCAAATAACTTTAAGTCCTTTGCACAAGCATAGGTCAAAGTGTCTACATTGAGTGCATCAAGTTCCGCCTGATATTGCTCAGACTGGATACCCTTACCCGCAATCATATCACCAATTGCCACAACGAGTGAACCATGCACTGGTGATTCGTGCGATAGGTCACGCAGATACTGCGGAAAGTCGTTTGCATCTCCGTAGTTTACCCACCCTTTGCGGTCTACTTTTTCTGCATCGCTCTTAGCTACGTATTCACTAAGCTTCAAGGATACTATATTCGATTCGTTATGGCTCATATATTATATCGTTTGGTATGGTATTGACAGGTACGTCAAACCAACTTGTATTGTCATTTAAAACAGCATACCCACGCTCCACAATGCCAACAACAGCAGCGTTTGTCGGATTAGTATTAACTGCAGAATTTTGGCCGTACACTTCATAGCGGTATCTACCCGCCAAAGTTAAGCCAACTGTGGTAATAGTCAGATGTGTTACACGTACCGATTCACTAACAATCGTTGCAACCTGTGCAAGCTTGTTCCCGGTAGTGCTATTCTCCTCGTGTGTGAGAATGATAAGATAGTTTGTGAATGCTGTGCTGTAGTACTGCCGTGCTTCATCTAATGAAAGATACACTTGTTGATTAGCAGTATTGGTAGTTAAGTAGATCATTAGCCTTTTATTTAAAAAGGGGCAAGTGTAAACCTGCCCCCTTTACAATACAACAAGAACACAAACGGAAACAATTCTTAGTAAGCAGGGCTTACAGTAATACCTGCGAAGTTATCGAAAGGTACTGAAGTGAACGGCTCAAGGTGTGATGCAGGAACCAAGTTCTCTGCAATGGTTGTAACCTGATAACCCATCAAATCTGCTTTCTGCTGTCCTGATTGAACAGTACCAGCGGTAAGCTGTGAACCTTCAGTTGTACCAATCAAAAGAATTTGGTCATCGTTAGTACGAACGAACACAATCATTTTTGCCTTGGCAACATTCAAGAATTCGTTACGCATATCTTGGTTCAACTTACCAAAAGTCCAACCAACTTCCTGCGAGAAGTACAAAGTACCTGTCTCAAGATTCTTGTTCACGGTCTCAATATAAGAACCTGAGTTACGGAATGGAACATAGCGGTAAAGAGTCCAAGTAGGCAAGCCGTCTACTTCACCTGTTACAGCATCGTAAGTAACGCCCGAAATAAATTCGTTACCTGTTACTGGGTCAGTGTAGTTAGCAATCAAAATTTCTTTAACACCACCAATACCTTCAAGGCATCCGAGGGTAAATCCTGTGGTTAATTCACAAGCCATGTTTTATATAGTTTTAAAAGGGGGCTGTTACACCCCCTTAGTTATTAATTATGCTCCCCAGTAGGTGATGTCTTCAGCTACTGCAATCTGCGCTCCGAGGTAGAAACG